ACGCCAATGATGATCCAGTAGGAAGCCTGGCGCTGGACGTCTGCGGCAAGCGGCTGTCCAGTTGCAAAGCCCGGTTCGGCGCCAACAACCCTTTACCTTTTGGGTCGTTCCCTGCTGCGGGTTTGACCAAGTGAAGCAGGCCGCGCTAGAGCATGCGCTGCGGGAATACCCGCGCGAGTCCTGCGGACTGGCGGTCATCATCAAGGGCCGCGAACGCTATTTGCCGTGCCGCAACCTTGGCGCCGGCATGGACCAATTCATCATGGACCCGCGCGACTATGCAGCGGCTGCCGAGGCCGGCGACATCGTGGCGGTGGTCCATTCGCACCCTAACCTGCCGCCTACGCCGTCACCGGCTGACCGCGTAGCGTGCGAGGCCAGCGGCCTGCCCTGGCATATTGTGAGCGTGCCAGACGGCCAGTGGAACCTGATTTGGCCGGTCACCTACAACCAGCCCCTGATCGGGCGCCAGTACGTCCACGGCAGCCAAGACTGCTACACCCTGGTGCGCGATTGGTATGCGTTGGAGGGGCTATGTCTACCCGACTTCGACCGCAGCGACCAATGGTGGAACGCCGGCCAGGACCTGTATGTGGACAACTTCGAGCGCTGCGGGTTTGTCGAAATCGACCCGTCTGAACTGGACTATGGCGACGCCATTCTCATGGCGGTTTCCAGCCCAGTTCCTAATCACGCGGCGGTCTACATCGGCGATAATCGCATCATCCATCACGCACACAACCGACTGTCTGGCCGCGAGGTCTACGGCGATTTTTGGCGAAACCTAACAACGCATGTGCTGAGAAATGAAAACCATCGTTTTACTAGGTGAACTGGGCCGTCGTTTTGGTCGGCGTCACATGTTGGATGTGGCGTCGCCGGCCGAGGCTGTGCGCGCGCTGATGGCGAACTTTAAGGACTTCGCCGAATTCGTGTCGACGTCGCAGGAGCGCAATGTAGGATATCGCGTGCTAAACATGCGCGAGGACGTCGGCCAAGACGAACTGCACCTGCCGGCTGGCCGGCGCATCGTCATCGCCCCGGTCATCGCCGGCGGCGGCGGAACGTTCGGCAAGATCATCATGGGCGCGGTGCTGATCGCGTTTGCAGTTTTTAACCCAGCATTGGCGTCCACCGTCCTGTTCGGTTCGACCACTATCGGCAGCGTAGCGTTCGGTATCGGCCTTTCACTTGCTCTCGGCGGCGTCGCCCAGTTGTTGTCACCACCACCAAAATCCACCGGCCCCAAAGAGGAAGACCCGCCCAGCTACGTTTTCGACGGCGCTGTTAACACGGCCGCGCAAGGCCAGCCGGTGCCAATCGGCTACGGTCGCATGATTGTCGGAAGCGCAGTTATTAGCGCCGGCATCAATGTGGAGGACATCGCAGCATGAGCACATTGAGATCACGCGCATTCGCCAATATTCTGGATTTGGTTTCTGAGGGCGAAATAGAAGGGCTGGTTAACGGGGCAAAATCCATTTACTTAAACGGCACGCCAATACAGAACCCCGACAACAGCTTCAATTTTCAAGATGTCAATTACGACACCAGAACCGGCACCAACGCGCAGACCTACATTTCAGGTTTTGGCGGTGTCGAAAACGGCACGTCAGTAAACACCGAGATTCAAGCGTCAACACCTGTTGTTCGAACGATTAGCGATTCTGATGTCAATGCGGTTCGAGTTATTGTTAGCGTGCCCGCGCTTTTCTTTCAAAACAGCCAAGGCGATTTGGAAGGCCAGTCGGTAGAAATAGCCATAGATGTGCAGCCTAGTGGCGGAAGCTACACGCAGGTGCTGGCCGACACAATTTCAGGCAAAGGAACCAGTAAATACCAACGCAGCTACCGTGTGCCGCTGACTGGCGGCAGCCCTTGGAACATTCGCCTGCGCCGCATCACCAGCGACACCACCAACCCGCGACTGCAGAATAAAACGTTCTGGGATAGTTTTACGGCCATCATCGACAGCAAACTACGCTATCCGAACAGCGCTTTAGTGTCGACTAGATTTGATGCCGCAAATTTTCAAGGTGTGCCCACGCGCGCTTTTGACCTGAAGCTAAAGCGGGTGCAGGTTCCGGTGAACTACGACCCCGTCGCTAGGACTTACGCTGGCGTTTGGAACGGAACATTTAAAACAGCCTGGACCGATAACCCGGCCTGGGTGTTCTACGACTTGGTGACGAACACCCGCTACGGATTGGGCGGCTACGTCGACGCCAGCCAGGTGGATAAATGGGGCCTGTACACCATCGGTCAATATTGCGACGAACTGGTGCCGGACGGGTTTGGCGGCACTGAGCCGCGCTTCACCTGTAACCTGTACCTGCAGACGCGCGCCGAAGCCTACAAGGTCGTCCAGGACCTGGCGTCGTGTTTCCGGGCCGTGACGTACTGGGCCGCCGGCAGCATGACGCTGGCGCAGGACGCCCCCAGCGACCCGGTTGCGCTGTTCACCCAGGCTAATGTGCTGGACGGCGTGTTCAGTTATTCCGGCACCAGCGCCAAGGCCCGCCACACGGTCACCCTGGTGACCTGGAACGACCCGGACGACTTCTACAAACAGAAAGTCGAATACGTCGAGGATGCCACCGCCATCGCAAGATTTGGTGTAATCCCCACCGAGGTCGTCGCAATCGGTTGCACCAGTCGCGGCCAAGCCAACCGCGTCGGGCGCTGGCTGCTGTATTCGGAAACCAACGAAACCGAAACCGTCACATTCCAGACAGGCGTCGAAGGCGCCGTCGCCAGACCCGGCCAAATCATCAAGGTTGCCGACGACGCGCGCGCAGGCGTGCGCCTTGGTGGGCGCGTAAGAAACGCGACGGCGTCTGCCGTAACCTTGGATGCTGAGGTGAGTTTGGGAGCGGCAAGCTGGACCCTGTACGTTATGCTGCCAGACGGGACCGTGGGTGTTTCTGCGGTGGCAAGTGCCAGCGGGAACACCATTAATTTGAGCACATCATTGGCCGAGGCGCCTTTGGCTGGCGCGCAGTGGATTATGTCCTCAAGCACGACAGAGGCCCAAACGTTTCGGGTCCTGAGTGTCGTCGAGCACGATGGAGGAAAAGTAGAAGTCACAGCCCTAAAGCACGACCCTGCTAAGTATGCCGCCGTGGAATCCGATCTTGTGCTGCAGCCGCGAACGATCACCCAACTGTCGCCGATTCCTGATGCGCCTACCGATTTGGTAATCAGCGAATCGCTATACACCTATCAAGCGGAAGTGCGGGCGCAGCTTAATATCGGCTGGGCTAACGTGCAGGGTGCCAAAAGCTATCGCGTGCTGTGGAGCAAAGACGGCGCAAATTTTAGCGAAGCCGTGACCAGCGTCAGCGACTACGATGTGCAAAACATCACACCGGGGGTCTTTGTCGTTCGTGTTTATGCTATCAGTCCGGTCGGTAAAGAGTCGGCCGCCTATGCTGAACTTAGTTTTACGGCGCTTGGCAAAACCGCTCCACCTTCCAATGTCACCGGGCTGCAAGCTGTCATTGATCCAAACATCGGAATCACGCTGACATGGGACAAAGTGGCCGATTTAGACCTGGATGGATACGAGGTTAAGGATGGCGCGGCCGTCCTTGGGCTTATCTATGCCACCTCATTCAAAGTTGGATTGCTGCCGACGGGCACCAAAACATTTACCGTTCGCGCCCTGGACACATCGGGAAGTTACAGCGTCACGCCTGCCAGTGTTTCCGTTACGGTCACAGCAGCAGCTGCGCCGACAGTTGCAAGCGCATTTGCTGGGGATAACGTGGTCCTTACCTGGAACTCCGTCCAGGGCACCCTGGCGACCCAGTCCTACGAAATCCGCTATGGCGCCAGCTTTGCCGCCGGCACGTCCTTGGGAACCATTCAAGGCACATCATTCAGCACCAAGGCTAATTGGTCCGGGCCCAGAACTTTCTGGATTGCGGCTATCGACTTGTCCGGCAACATTGGTGCGGCTGGAAGCGTGGCGCCGACTGTAAACGTGCCAGGCGCCGTGACCATGACGCAGGAGGTGATCGACAACAACGTCCTACTTAAATGGGGCGACGCCACGCAAACGCTGCCGATTGAATACTACGAACTGCGGCGCGGGGCGACTTGGGCCGGGGCCACCGTCATTGGCCGCGTTTCGGCGCGGTTTACGACCATATTTGAATCGACTGCGGGAACCTTTAAATATTGGATTGCCGGCGTTGACGTGGCTGGAAATTTGGGCGTTCAGTCTAACGTCGACGCGCTAGTGAATCAACCGCCAGATTACCAGCTGAAGTTTGATGCAAATAGCGCTTTTGGCGGAACAAAAACCAATTTTATCCAGTACGAGAACGGTCACATCGCCACAGTTAGCCCGACAGAAACGTGGCAGGATCACTTTACGAGCAGAAGCTGGACCACCCTACAAGATCAAA